TGAGGTTAACGGCGTAATGCATACGGAATTTGCCTTTAAGGATGCAGATCAGATTCTGGCAGATATCTCTGGTATTCAGATGTTTATTGACAATCTGACGAATTCTATTGAGCGACCGGATACCTTTGCTCTGCCAAGCCATATTTACATGGATCTGGCTACTAGGAGAATTCCGGAAACGGATATCACCATTCTGAAATTTTTAAAGGATAACGCTCCGTATATTAAGAACTGGGAATCTTGGAATGAGCTGAAAAAAGAATCCAAGATGTTCAATCCGACGGGTAAGAATGTAATGTTCCTCTATACCAAGGATGAGGAGAAGTTTTCCCTGGAGATTCCGATGCCGTTTTTACAGTATCCGGTGCAGGTCAGGAATCTGGAGACTACGATACCATGTGAATCTCGTTGCGCTGGCTTGATGATTTATTACCCATTATCAATGGCACTCGGCGAAGGAATCTAATTGATTGGAGGAGAAAACAATGATTGTTAAAAACGTAGGCAAGTCCGTAATTGGAAATGAGAACTTTATGTTGCTACCGGAAGGAACCCAGGAAGTGACGGGCAAGGAGGCATGGGTGAAAAGAAATATCGCCGCCGGTAAACTCAAGGAGGTTAATCTGGAGGCTATAGAAGGGGATGCCGAAGAGGAAGAGGCCAAGGCTGAAGCAGAAGCACTGAAGGCGGCCAAGGCACTGAAAGCAGAAAGAAACAAAATCTTGAAGTCCGGCACCGATGCGGAGGTTGTCGCCCTAGCTGCAGAGTTTGGAATCGAAGCTGCAGGACATTCACGTGAGGAACTTGCGGAACTGATTAAAAAGGCAATGTAGGAGGGCGTGATGGCTACTAGGACAGCGGCAGAAATCCTTACAATGATTGCACCGGAGTTTAAAAAGGTTGAGGAAGATGTTGTGAGTTTCTGGTTTGAGCTTGTCAAGCCGTTGGTGAATGAGAGGCGGTTTAAAGGGCAATACAACTATGCGGTGGCTCTTTTAGCTGCCCACAAAATGAAGCTGAGCGGCTTAGGGGACGGCATGGCCGGAACATCCATTGCGGTTGGTTCGACGCAGGGCATTGCAAGTGTGTCCGAGGGGGGAACCTCTATTTCCTTTGTTGGCACCAGTGCCGGCGCAGACAGCATGGACGATGAATATTCCAAGACCACTTATGGGCTCCAGTATCTCAACCTGCGAAAGCAGTTTGTAATGTGCGCTACAATGGGGGACTGATCAATTATGTTTGAAGGAATGCAGTTGACAGCGGATGGGAAAAGGATTCAAAAGGAACTGAAGGAACTTAATGAACTGATAGTTGCTGTTGGATTCCCTGCTGGTGGTCCGGCTGATGAAAAGGGTGTTTCTGTAGCAGAGTACGCTGCTTACAATGATCTGGGAACCATTTATAGTCCATCTCGCCCATTTTTAAGGGATAGTGTGAATAACCATCAGGCAGACTTTAACCAATTCTGCGCTGCGGCTGTAAGGGAACTTATGAACGGCGGAACTGCAAGACAGGCATTGGAAAAGCTTGGGGTATATGCTAAAGGGATTGTTCAGGAGCAGATAACAGATGGAACTTACGAAGCGAATAGTGAAACCACAATTAGGCGAAAAGGCTCTGCGAAACCTCTGATGGACACGGGACTTATGAGAGAATCTGTAAACTACGAAATAAGAAAGAAAGGGTGAGTGAATGGTTATCTTTAAAAGGGAGCATACGCTAAGGCATTTTGGTGAGTTGGAATACAAATTTGGTCATGAGACATGCCCCTATACAGATTCTTTCTTTGAAGCAGATGTGCAACCGGTGACCATGGGAAGCACCATGGCTGAAGCCGGGGCGGAACTTTCTTCCCGGGTAAAGGCATGGAGTGATACGGAACTGACTCCCTGTGATCAGGAAAAGAAAGTAAAAGGTGATTGGCTGTTTTTCCGTGGAAGCTGGTACCAGTGCGTTAGTTCTGTGAAAGATGACAATACTTTTTTGAGTCATTGGACATCAGAGTTTGAATTGGTAAGTGATACTGAATCGGCACTGCTGCGAGAACCGCCTACTATAACGAAAGGGGATTGATATGCGGCCGTATGAATTAAAAAAGTATATATGGACATTAGTGCATGATTATTTTCAGGCGGCCACCGTAATATGGTCCTCTGAAGTCAGTACAAAACCAAAGCTTCCGACAGTGATGTTGCGTCTCTCTAATATGAGAATGGGAACATTCGCTGTGGAAGCTTTTTTAGATGGTGAAATAGTTTGGCAACATCCAAGCAGTGCCATCCTGGAAATAAATGTGTTTACGGCCGGGGCCGCGGTGGGAGCGATTGCTATGGATAATACAGCATTAGCAGACCTTAATGAATTCTGTAAATACATCGGGAGCTCGGAAATGACAGATATCCTTGCCATGAATGACCTGGCGTTTACGGTCAATGGTCCGGTAAATGATATCCCTAAATTGCTTGGAACAATCGATTATGAATACCGTGCAATGGTGGAATACCAAGTTGACTTCACTCAAACGGTATCAGGACTTTACAGCCTGAATAGGCCGGGCAATGAGCTGTCATGGAATCAGGAAACCTGTGAATGGGAGCCGCCGGAAGAATTGGATAAAGATCACTGGAAACCGACTGCCAGCGGCGGCGGGACATATGAATTGACACATGCTGAGCAACACTCAATCGAAACTATAGACATAAAAGAAATGGAGGAATAATGAATGGCAATAACTATTGATGGTATTGTAAATGTGACAATTGGTTTAGAATCCCCGGCTGTTTCTGGTGCAAGCTATTCTGGCGGTCTTATTGTCGGAATGCCGCCGGTAAAAAAAACCGTTGAAGGATTTGTAGAATATGCCAGCCTTGCGGAGATGGCAGACGCTGGCTATACGTCAAATGATGAAGTATACAAGGCAGCAACGGTATGGTTCTCGCAGGATCCACAGCCGTCGAAGGTATATATCACATCGACGTTAGCGACAACAGAGGAAGGTGGGACTTATGAGGAACCGGTGGTGGCAATACAGCGGGCACAAAACTATTCCGGATGGTACGGAATCATGCCGGCCGGAATATCACATGAAAAGTATGCCGATATGTCGGCACATGTAGAAACTACGGAAAAGATTATGTGCTATACGCTAGAGGACGGAGAGGAACTGGCTGCAAGTAAGATTTCTTACAATCGAACATTTGTACAGCGTCTGGCAAGCAATCAAACGGCAGAAGCTGACAAATACCAGCATATTGCACACATGGCGAAGTGCTTTAATTATGATCCGGGTGAAGAAACCTGGGCATTCAAAGCACTTTCCGGTATAACGGTTGGTACTTTTTCTTCATCACAGGGAACAGCAATGGAGAAAGCAAATGAGAATTATTATGTTGAGGTTGCCGGAAGCAAAATTACCCAAGGAGGAAAGGTTCTGTCCGGAGAATGGATTGATATTATTCGATTCCGTGATTGGCTAAAAAATGACATTCAGCTGCGTGTTCTTAATCTCTATGTTGTTAATCCAAAGATTACATATACAGATGGCGGTATCGGGCTAATTGACAATGCAATGAAAGCCTCGTTGAGAACAGGTCAGCAGAAAGGCGGCATTGCCGAGGATTCCTTTGACGAAAACGGAAGTAAGATTGCTGGTTACACAACTTCGGTACCGTTGGCAGCCACTTTAAACGCCTCACAGAAAAAGAGCCGTAACTTGCCGGATTGCAAGTTTACCGCAATTCTGGCAGGAGCGATTCATGCAACCGAGATTAAAGGTTCTCTAGGATATTAACGAGGAGGAAAGTAGATGAAAACATATAATTCCAAAAAAGTTACGATTGCACTTGGTTCTCATGTTGCAAGTGGTTATGCCGAGGATTCTTTTGTGACAATTTCCGAAACTGGTGATGGTGTTACTTCTGTGTGTGGTTGCGATGGAGAAGTTGCTGCAAGCATTTCCCCAGATCCACGACATACTATTAAGATTTCTTTGCTGCAGACAAGTCCAACGAATGATTATCTTACCGGACGTTATCAGCAGATGAAATCAGGTGGTGATGGTATATTCCCGGTTACTGTCAAGGATCTGAAAGGTGGGGAGATATTCTCCGCTGATTCGGCTTGGGTAACCAAAAAGGCTGACTTTGCCCGTGGTAAAGCTATTGGCAATCGAGAGTGGGAGCTTTGTGCAGTTGGTGAATTTGAGTAGGAGGATAAGTTATGTATAACGCAATGTTAGAAAAGAAGTCTGTCTCAATCAATGGAAAAACATATTACATCGCACCATTCCCGGCCATGGTGAGCGTGAGGGTATCTGCGGCATTAACCAAAGCATTGTCACCTATCATTGGCGGCGTGATGGCTTTGTTTGGCGGTGAGTCAGCTGATACGGAGAACGGTGAAGATGAGAACTCTTTGCTTGATGCCGATATTACAGAAGCTATGCCTGCGTTTACAAAGGCCATGGAAGGTATTAGTCCAAATGAATGGGAAAATACAATGCGGATGCTGTTGTTGAACAGCAGGAGCATTGCTGTTGTTCATGAGGAGTGCCCAGAAGGGGAAATAATGACAGAGGATGTTATGAATGCTTGCTTTGCGGCAGATGTGGCAGGCGTATATCAATTGGCTTTCGAGGTTATTAAATTAAATTTCGGGAGTTTTTTCGGCAAATTCAGCAGCCTATCTGGAAATCCAATGTTTCAAACTATGCTGCAGAGGATCAAATAGATAAGTATGGTGTATTGGACACTTCATACTTTACAGATTTGGAATTAAAGGCCTATACGCTTATTAAGGCGAGCGTATGCAGTAAGCAGGAACTGGAAGAGTATTATACTTTGGATGAATTCCTGAAGTTATATGCCCTATACTCAATGGACCGGGACTGTGAGCGAGGAATGGCTGCAGAACTGGAAGAGAGGAGGGATAACTATTGACGATAGGTGAATTCATAATGGATCTGGGGTTTAAAACGGATAAGAGCTCGGAAAACAAGGTGAAGTCAGATATTAATGGTATGAAAGACTTTGCAAAAAAGGCACTGGGCGTAATTGCTGTTGGGGTATCGATTGTAAAAATCAATGCGTTAATGGACGAATTTGGTGCAATTAATGGCCAGGTGAGCAAATTGAACGATGGCCTGATGAATACCGAAGAAGCTGCTGAAATGATGAAGAATGCAGCAAACGACTGCTATATGAACTACGCGGATATGGTGTCGGCTGTCACCTCCGTAAAAGCTGCGGCCAAAGATATTTTTACGAGCAATCAGGAAGCAGCGACGTTCGTAGAATTAACAACAAAGGCATTCAAGTCGGCTCGTGCCAGTGAAACCGAAGTTACAGCCTTACAGCAAAGCATGAATAAATCCTTTACCCAGGGAAGCATGCAACTGGACACATTGAATAGTATGCTTAAAGTGGCGCCAGAATCGGTTAAATATCTTACAAATGCTTTTGACGTATCGGAAGAAACCCTGGTAAAAATGTGTAAGAATGGTCAGATATCTGCCCGCCAGATGACTGATGCATTTGTGCAGAGTGCTGATGATATCAATAAGAATTTTGAGGATGTAAACCTTAAAATCATGGATGGGTTAAAGGTGATCCGGAACGACTTTGGTAAGTTTGTGTCTGACCTGAATGATTCCACGAAGGTAACAACCAGGGTAACCAGAATGATGCTGGACGGCTGGAAAACTGTCAGCAATGGGTTGAATGCGATTAGGCCGACCTTGGAAAAGGTGATAAATTTTGTCTTGCGTGTCGGTGAAACGCTTGTTTCATGGTTTACAAAAGCCGGCGAGTTTATAGGCAAGGTGGCGGAAAAGCTAGGCGGTGTCGAGAATATGTTAAAGATAGTCGCGATAGCTGCCGCGGCATTTTTTTTGGTGATGAACTTCCAGAAGATTGTTTCCGGTATAAAGATTGTTATAAAGGCTCTGGGTGGTTTTAATCCTAAGATAATGTTGATTGTGGCGGTGATTACTCTCCTTGTATTGCTTATTGAAGATTTCATAAACTTCATGCAAGGCAATGACAGTCTTATGGGTGAGATTTTTGCATCAATGGGAATTAATGCTGAAGAGATCCGGGACAAGATTAAAAATGCCTGGAATACAGTAAAAAATTTCCTGTTGAATCTTTGGAATTTTATTGTAGAACTTGCTGTGACGGTTGTCGGCAAATTAAAAGACTTCTGGGCTGAAAATGGCGATAGCATACTGGCAGTGTTGAAATCAGCATGGAATAAAATTAAAAGTATTTTGTCCGGGGTATGGAAAGCGCTGGTATCGCTGGCGACAACCATTGGCAATGCCTTGAGTGATTTCTGGGCTGAGAATGGTGCATTGATAATGGAAACATTGTCAAACATCTGGAATTCAATCAGTTCGTTGCTTTCCACATTGTGGAACATCATCTCTACAGTAGCGATGTCTGTATTTAATGCATTGCATGCTTTCTGGGATGAGTGGGGCGAAACCATAATGGCAGTGTTCTCTGTCTTATGGGAGACACTGATTTCTTTGATTCAGCCGTTTTTGACCTTCCTGGAAGGATTGATTACTTTCCTTAATGGTGTATTTTCAGGAGACTGGGCGCAGGCCTGGGAAGGTATCAAAACGATGGTTAAGGGTGCTGCAGATTTTATTAAAAACATTATTACTGGCCTGAGGGATGCAATCAAGCTCCTATTTGGACAGATAGTTAATAGCGCTGTTACCTGGGGGAAGGACTTCATCGATGGACTGGTAAATGGTATTAAGAATGGAATTGGTAAGGTTAAGGATGCGGTTACCGGTGTTGCGGATGCAATCAAGAGTGTCCTGCATTTTTCGGTACCCGACGAAGGGCCTCTAACAGACTATGAAACTTGGATGCCGGATTTTGCGGATGGATTGGCAAAAACATTGAGGGCCAATAAAGGCAAGGTAGCCAATGCTGCGATGGATATTGCAGATGCATTGAAGATTAAGCCGACTTACCAAACCGCGGTAAATGCCCAAGGTATCAATAAGGCCGGGAATACAGTGAATCAAAATGTTGAAATCAGCAATAAATATGAAGTCACTGAAAGGAGCATGGCTGGAAAAGCATCTAAGGCAATGAATGCAGCTACAACTGACATAACAAAGAAATTAGCACAAGGATTGGCTTATGGAAGGGGGTAATCATGGGAAAAGCAAAACGGCCGGTCAAACTGGCGGATATTCAATTTGATGTTCTACTGAAGCAGGATGATAGCTATGAAGCAGAAATTCCGGATTATCCTGTTGAAAGTGGAATATCCGTAAATGATAATGTGACAGTGAAACCGTTCTACATATCGGCCGAGCTGTATTTGTCAAATACTCCAATCACATGGAATACCCGCTTAGGCAGCTCAGGGAACCGTGTCAGAACGGTTGAACGAAGGCTAAAAGCCGCTTTTTTGACAAAAGAGCCACTTACATATTCGACTACAGATCAGACGTATAACAATATGTGCATAGAGGCTCTGACAATTTCCAAAAGTGAAGAAACCGGATATGCACGGAAGATTATAGTTACCTTAAAGCAGGTAACCGTAACAGCGACTAAGACGGGGACGATCCCGGATAGCTATGTGCGAGGAGGCAGCACGGCTGCCTCTGCTGGAACGGCATCGACAACACCGGCTACCAGTGCTGGTGTTGTTAACAATGGCAGTACGAAAAATGCTGCAAAAGAAACCAGTGAGAAGAAATCGTCAATGATATATAAGGCGGCAAAATCGTCAGGGCTGTTAAAATAGGAGGCGAAAATGACATTTTACATTAATGTACCGGATATGAATGATTCGGTGAGCAGGGTAACGCTATCGGGTGTGGAGTATTTCATTCGGTTTACCTACAATGCCAGCTATGATTACTGGACATTCTCGCTATACAATACAGATAAGGACCTTTTGCTGGGAATGATTCGTATTGTTCCGTTATCACCGCTGACAGAGTATTACACCTATAAAGAACTACCAAGTGGAAAATTTGGCTGTGAATCTCAGGATGTCAATAATGTGGGAAGAAATGCCTTTAAGAACGGTACTGCTAAATTTTTCTACATACCTAATTCGGACTTGGAAGGGTGGGAACCATATGGCTAAAAACTGGAATAGGCAGTATCGATTTACAGCTGGCCAGCCGGGAGCGGCCGGCTTTGAAGTTGGAGCGGAAGTTGATGGTAGAGCTATCCGTATTGTTTTTGACTTGGAGAAGACCGATGTTGAATCCAGCAATACAGGAACAATTTCTCTCTACAATCTGAATGATCAGCATGTTGCGCTATTAAGAGAAAAAGACTGTATGATAGCGTTAAGTGCTGGTTATGATTCCAACTTGCCATTAATCTTTTCTGGGAATGTCACGGCAGAATCAACCTCGGATGAAAATGCGGACCGGGAAACGGAGATTCAAGTTGTTGACGGTCGGGTGGCAATCCGGGACACGTATGTATCAGTGTCTTACGAAGGCGTGGTATTGGCGAAGAACATTTTCAGCGATATTATCGGGCAGATGGGAATAAGCTGTGTCTATTCACAGAATGCCCAGGTACTGCTTGAAACTGTTAAACTGGAGAATGGTTTTGCTTATGTCGGGAATGCGGCAGAGTGCCTTACACAGCTCTGTGCAATGTGCGGATTCAGCTGGTCTATCCAGAATGGTGTCTGTCAGATCCTATATCCAGGTGATCCAATAACTACACAGTGCTATGTACTGAGTGAGGACAGCGGCCTGATAAGTATACCGAAGAGTATAACAATTAGTGCTGAGAGTACGACGCAGGATGCAGCCACACAGGAGCCGTTATATGGATATGAGATAATGTATCTTCTTAACGGTGCGATTGGTGTCAATGACATGATTCAGATGGTCAGCAAAAAAGTGTCGGGATACTTTCGGATCCGGAATATCAAAATAACTGGTGATAATTATGGGGAGAACTGGATATGCACAGCTCAAATTGTAGAGGTAAAGGAGAGTGGAGTATGACCAGCGAAGCTATACAAGCTATTATGAATCTTGTGCGTTCAGAGGTTTCTTCCTTGCATACGGCATTACCGGGGACAGTTAAAAGTTATAATTCGTCAACCGGGTTATGCACTGTAACGCCATCAGGTAAGGTAAAGACGACAACGGGAACCTTACCATACCCGGACATTTCCGGAGTTCCGGTGGTGTCGCCACAGGCATTGGCTACCCCGTTAAATAATGGTGATCCGGTACTAATCGTTATCTGTGAAGGTTCGATTGGCGGCTTTCTGGCGGGGAGGGAGGATGCAGCAACACTACACCACTCGTTGAGTAATGCTGTTTGTATTCCGCACCTCAGAAAGGTCGAGCCGGAGGCACAGAGGCTTGCCAATAGTAAGAAATGCACAGTAGTGCGGGGCAACTTGTATGTAACTGGAGAGATAGAATCAGCAGGGCCGATTAAGGCTCCAAACATATAAGGGGGTGCCTATGATATATACAGATTTGCTATTGGATCAGGATGGAGATCTGAAGTTGAGTAATAAGCTGGATGTTATCCCCACAAATTCTGTAGCACAGAAAATAAACATCGCTTTGAAGTGGTTTGCCGGTGAATGGGTATTTAACGGAGTCAAGGGCACGGATTGGTTTGATATAGTTTTTGTTAAAAATCCCGATTTGGATGAAATCGAGAATATGATAACTGATAAAATCATGGAGTTTAGTGAGATTCAAAATGTCACCTCTGTAAAAATTGAAGTTAATAAGGTCAGTCGGAAGGCAGTAATCAGATGGCGGGCGCAATGCAGCGAGGAAACAATAGGAAGTGAGGTGATCATATGGAATACGGAGTAACTGAAAAGGGTTTTGTCTTGAAAAGGCTTGATGATTGTGTTTCTAAATTGCGTTCCAGTGTGAAGGATTACACAGGAATAGACTTGGAAACTGATAACAATTCTCTCCTCAATTTAGCATTTGTATATCCAATCGCAAATGTTGAGGCAGCCTTACATGAAGAAAATCAAGATGTATATTATTCATTTAATCCGGCTTCCGCTGTCGGGGTGAGTTTGGATAATGCCTGCCAGTCGGCAAATGTAACGAGATCGGAAGCCCGAAAAACTTCCTATATGGTTCATTGTAATTGTACTGATGGAAGTTCGGTGGTTGCCGGTACCACAATAGCGGCAGACACAAACCCACGATATGACATTGTCTGTGCTGCCAACACGAAGGTTGCGAGGCATTCGTTTTCCGAAGCTTATGTACGCCTCGTTGTGGCCGAAGCAGGGCAGGAGTACATTGTATCGATTGGCGGTAATAAATATAAGTATACCTCTGCGAGTGCTGACAAAAGTGAGATATTGTTGGGTATCAAAAATGTAATCACAGCTGCAGATTTTGAGCTGGCAATTGAGGAGGATATCCTTGCCATCAGGAACCGTGAAGTCTCAAATACTGCAGCGCTGGAACTAAGCAATAATCTGACGACTGATAGCATAACCGGTTTGGTAAAGTTTTTGTCAACTGATTATAACAGTGCAGTTTTACCGGCCGGTACAATCACAAAGATTGTAAGTAATTTATCTACCGGTCTGAACTGGGTTGAGAACCGGTTGGCTGGAATCGCTGGCCGTAAGGAGGCAGAGGATTGGGAGTTGCGGCAAGATTTTATAGAGCAGAAATACGCAAATTCAAAGTCACTCACTAATTCAACGAAATCTTATTTGCTCAAAAATGTTGCAGGGGTAACTAAAGTGGTAGGATTTCAAAATGATGAAGATGAGGTGGGGGAGGATGGTTTGTTACCTCACTCGGTTATGTTTGTCGTTGAAGGTGGAGATGAGGAAGAGATTGCCCTTGGCATATTTACGACAAAGACTGGTGGAATCAATACCAACGGTTCCATTGCTAAAACTGTCTATGGGGATAACAATGAACCGGTTATCATTCGGTTCAACCGGCCGGTATATGTGTATACCTGGATAAGGATTAATATTACCGGATCCGAGGTTTCTCCTGACTATGAATCGGCAATAAAAAAATTGATAATTGCTAAAACGGGCGAAATGGAGATGGGAGATAAACTGGTACTGCAATCATTGACAACAGAGGTGTTTTCGGAGGTTGCTGGGGTGGAATATGTAGATGTCAAGGCAGCTACGTCACTGTCGGAAGAGGATAATCCGGATGAAAGTGAACTTAAACGGAAAAACATTGAGGTTTCGAAAATACAGAAGGTTGAGGTGTCCGAAGACAGAATTGAGGTGATTCTGGTTGAGTCTTAATATCTATGAGGAAATCCAAAAGAGCAGTTTGTCGCAGTTTAGTAATAAGGCTATCATTAATGGATTACAGAAAGCTGCTGCGGATGCTCTGCAGAGTGTCTATGATGAATCACAGCAACTTAGGCTATTAGGAGACATTGATAAGATGAGCGGGAAGAACCTTGATGTGATTGGCGAACGGCTGGGACTGAAAAGAACAGAAGCGTACAAGATTCTTCGTAAAACGCAGGAAGTAGTAATTACAGATGAGATTTACCGACGTTGCCTTAAATGGAAACGTTTAGCCAATAACTTTCAAGGTACTTATTCCGAGATAATGGAATCAATCCGGGTTCTGTGGAAAACAGACAACATAATATACAAAGAGTTGCTGGAATTTCCAGCAAGAATCTTCATGACAATTCCACAGTGTGACATTGATCTTTCCGATCCATGGTTTGGTCGGGCAATGGCTCTTAAACCGGCCGGTGTCGCTATGGTATTCACAAGTGACTATCTTACAAGCGTGGATGAATCTGCTATAGAATCCTGGGAGAACGGACATATTTATCTGCTTATGAAAGTCTATTGGAGTAACATGTATGTGTTTGACGGAAAACTGAGTTTCGATGGAGAACATACTTTTTTTGGCTGGACTTATGTTTTGCCAGTGTCAATAACGCATGGAGTTGTAACTGTCTCAATGGATGAAAGGATATCCGGACGCTATGCACAAACAGTAAAAAACGAAATACAGGAATCTATAAGAGCAGGCACCGTTAAAACTTCTGGGGAATTAGCGTTTTCAGAAATTTTAACGGTGTTTTCCGATAGTGTAACAAAAATCAACGCAGAAGTGGAATCTATAACTGGAAACGGAGGCGTTATATATTTCCATAATAAGGGGTTTTTTAATGGAGAATTCAATTTTAATGGAACACGAAATTTTGATGCCTACTACAAAGAGGAGGAATACTAATGGCGAATAATGCAGTAGTGCTTAATCAGGCACGGACGAAAATGTTAAAGGCGAGAGCGGGGGTACTGGTATTACCCAAGATTACTGGGATGGCTTTTGGTACTGGTGGGGTCAATGCCAGTGGAACACCTATTGCCCCGACAAGGGATATGACTTCATTGCGGAATGAAGTATTTCGGAAGAATATTGATGGTTATACATTTACGTCAGATTTGATTTGCAGATATGCCTGCACGTTGGCAGAAGCAGAGTGTGCCGGGAAGAGTATTAGCGAGATTGCCTTAGTTGATGCGGCGGGAGATCTGATAGCCATCAAATCCTTTCTTGCAAAAGGAAAAGATGAAGATATGCAAATGACGTTTCAGATTGATGATCAGTTTGATGGAGGTGATTCTTAATGGCATATATACCAGTTGATGATAAGCCTACTTTAAATCTGAATATGGATAGTTTTGAGGCAACTACACCAGTTCATTATGACCAGATGAATCTGCGACATAAGCAACATTTGAATAATGAAAAAGCACTTTTGGAACAGGTGAAATTAAAAGTGGCTGCGGATGCGGGGGATACGGCTGCTACAATTGTATCCAATATAAATGCAGTTTCAACGGAATTCCCGATACCAGTGGCAGGAGAGTCCACAAAGACACTTTGGGGGAAGGTAAAGAAGTTCTTTGAGGATACCAAGAGCTGGATGGCAGGTGTTTGTTTGATTGGCCAGATTGTAAATAACTGTGTGACCAACAGAAGTGATCTGCCTGGGTCAGCGGCTCAGTTGAAAGTGCTCATGGACCTATATACTCAGCTAAATAGTGATTTGATTGTTGAAAATATATCATCAAAAATCTTTGCAATTACAGTAACTGAAATTATTCAACTGACAGCCCGTCGTTTTCAATCAATGTGTTTTGCAAGTTTTACTATAAAAGTTTCAGCGGATACACTGAGTGGGTTATCATTCTTTTCACTTGATTCCAGTATAACACCATCTGTGCCGGCCGAGGGAATCGCAATTAGTGCCGATAATGAACCTGCCCTTGCTCATTCTATATCCGTAAGCAATGCCGGTGTCATACGATTTACAGCGGTGCGCGCGAATAATATATATAACGGTTCTCAGATTAAGGGGCAGATTGTTTGGTTTATCTAGATTAAATTTATCATTTGGCAAGAAATTCCACATGTACGCAGATGGATCTCCCAGCATTAAGTGCATTTGTAAGATTGAGTATTAGTGCACCATAATCGTTTATTTTTATGTATGCACTTGTAGTAGGATTGATTGGTACCAATGCAAGCGAATTGATTGGTGCATATATTCCAGATAGTGTAGCGAGCGTATGGTCAATATCTGCATTTAGGTACTGTGTAACAGTGGTATTTATAATTATCGTTATTCTTCCTGCCAATCGCTTGACATTGATTGCGCCAGAAAGATAAGTATGAGTGTACGATGTAGCTTGCACTGTCAAATCACTATTTAACTGAGTTGGATATGTTTTTTGGGAATAACGGATTTCGTGATAAGATAACAAAAGTATACAGAATAACAGAATATGTTATATCATCACGGTATCAGGCAGGAGGGTACCGTGATGAAAGAGCAGATAATTAATGACATTCTCAATTTTATGACAAATATATTAAATGTGGAGCAGCTTGAGCAATTAAGTAATGTATTGGTGCATGTTCTGCATGATGTAAAAGTAGCACAAGAATGTCATGACCTGGTACCGGCGGAAGCGAATAGAAATGATGTGATGATTAAGCTATTTCTGGGAAGCAAGAGCACAACCGGCAGGAAGAATAACACGCTTAAACAGTATAATTCAGAAATTCGGAATGTGCTGTCTTTTTTGGGTGATAAGAATATAGAGGATATTACGGCAATGGATTTACGGTATTATTACAGTTATTGCCGACGGGAACGTGGGATAAGTATGTCCACAATGCAGACTAGGCTTCACTACCTCAGCAGTTTCTGGGATTTTTTGAACACAGAGGGGATGGTTTTTGATAATCCGGTAAAAAAGATAGGGACTATTTTTGTGGAAAAAACAATCAAAAAACCGTTTTCTGTGGAAGAAATGGAAGCAATGCGGGTAAGCTGCGAAAGTATCCGGGATCGGGCGCTGATGGAATTTTTGTACAGTACCGGTGTCCGGGTATCGGAGCTGGCTGCGCTTAATGTGGAAGACATTGAGATGAGTAAACAGGAGACTATAGTATATGGTAAACGCTCCAAAGAACGGAGAGTTTACTTGACAGATAATGCAAAATTTTACCTGAAACGGTACCTGCAGGAACGAATGAAGGATGAAGGGCTGAACGAAGATGAACTTCGGGAAAGACCTCTCTTTGTGAGTCTTAAAGCTCCACATGATCGACTTACTGTTGCTGGCATTCAGTTCATGCTACGGAAGCTGGGAAAGGGAGCCGGGGTAAAGAATGTGCATCCACATCGGTTTCGCCGAACCATTGCCACAGAATTATTAAGCCGTGGTATGCATATTGAGGAGGTTAAAGATCTATTGGGACATGAAAAGCTGGATACTACCATGCTTTATTGCACCATCAAGGAGCAAAATGTCCGCGAATCCTTTAGAAAATACGCATAAAAGTCGTAATTTTTTACCCTTAAATAAATGAAATAGTGATTTAACTACCACTGGAGGGGAACTATCTACCGTTAAAAGTAACTTGACCAACTGGGGAGTTATTGCCCCCACTGGCGGAAACGGAACTATTAGCAGCTATTGGATATCGACAGGAGTCGCTGTTTATAGAGTAGTGCACGGGTGTTCTATTGTCTACTTTG